ATTGCGGGGGTGGGGGTGTTTTTCGAGACCCCCCTCTATGGGTTTGAAATGATATAATAGGGTGGGGCTGAAAAAATGAAGGCAAGGCAGGCTTCATTTTTATTTTTTCTGTTGAACTACTAACACAACTTGCACGCGCTCGTTAAAAGGAGTAACAAACATGCAAATGTTTTTAAAAGGCAAACGTTGTGTATAATAACTTAATCAAAATCATATTTTCCGTAATCAACGCATGCAAGTTGCGCTTTCGCTCTAATGAAAGAAGGATTAAATGAGTAAAAGTAAAAACCTTTAGTCAACCTTATATATGGGTTTCTATATTTTTTTCAAGATCGACAGGCTTTATCTCAGTGTCTGGCCACACTTTGATGTATATGCCTAATGGATCAGACTCTATCAGTTCATTCATTGTATTAACAACATGTTGATCGAATTCAGCTTCTGTTAAACGACTTTGAAGTAAACCAAAAGAACCTAAAATTGCAAGAGTTTCATAAGTATTATGACCATAAACAGTGTCAAACTCTTTCCATTCATCGAACTTCTGAAACGGATTGAAAGGATTGTCAATTGTAGAAAGCATTGCATTGAAATCTGAATGCTTACTTTCTGATTCGTCTAAGTAATCAGTATTCATCTTGTTCATCTCCTTTCAATTAGTCACTCTTCAGAGCCTTTAGCATATTTTCTTACAGTAGAAGGACTAACACCTAACATGTCAGCTACTTCTGAAATAGGATAGCCATTATTTATTAGACGCTGCATACTATTTATTTTAGCTGCAGATACAGTAGCTCCATTTTTTCTTGGAATTGCACGCTGTTTGACTTGATCCATGTCTGTATTATTAAGTATGTCATTCATTTTACTGTAAGAAATAGCATGATTCTGAATAGCTTCCCATTCTTTATCTGTTATTTCTATCAAAACATTTTTCTTACCAGAACCATACATAGCTCTATATTTTGCAATAGTCTGACGTCTTAATTTCTTTTCATCATCGCCAGGCATGTCAGTTCCATATTGCAATTTATAGTCTTTTAATTTCTTATTTATTTCTGCTGAAGACTTTGTTTGTGCGAGTCTTTCCTTAGGTGAGTTTTTCTTCGCAGTGTTGAGCTTTGCATTAAGTTCTGCAATTTCATTAGCATAGGTATCCTTAGCCGATTTATTCACTGGGGTGGGGGTAATGCTGTATGCCAGCTTACGACTTTCATTAGCCATCGCTTTCATCTTGTTGGCATAGTCTGCATATAATCTTTCTTGTGGTGTGCCTTCATGAGGAACCTTGGATCCAGCAGGAGTAGACATAAGCTCTCTAGCATCTGTTACCAAATCCATACGTGCTCTTTTAGTCTGGTAGTTTTTAGTCTCATATATAGGATTGCCATCTTCATCGGTAATAATATTCTTATTACTATCTCTCTTAGCTTTACTATATGTCTTACCAGTAGCTGTGTATTCCCATTCTCCCTGCTCATTGGGCTTGTAGGATTTCTTAACTTGATCCATATATACTTCGTTCTTAGCCCTTGAGATTAGAGTAGCAGCACCTCCAGATTTCTTACCTTGGTATTTCTCATACAATGCTTTAATACCATAATCTATTTCTGATTGTCTCCAATCCAGATCATGCTTCTGTGCATCAATGACTACCATCGAATGCTTATCGGCTCTTATTAATTCTTCAACCGAAGCATTTTGTATGGTCATATCTGTTATAAGATTTGAAACCATACCCATCTGTATTCCTTTTTCTTTATCGGTCATAGGATGACGCTTAGGATTGTAACCTAAAGCTTCTTTTATTTCTGCTTTAGATTTTCCTTCTTCAATAAGCTTTCTTTGTTTCTCTATGTCCTCTGAATAATAACTTCCAGTATCGAAAGATTTAAGCGAATCAAATCTAGGATCTTTCGCAGTAGATTTGATAGGAGTTATTACATTTCCTTTTTTATCTTTGGTTGGTATTACTATTGCTGTATCACCATCAAAGTCTGCACCAGATAGTGTACCAGCAGTCTTAGGATTTAATCCTATAGCATCAACACTGCTTGTAGAGAATGTGGATTTTCCTTGTTTGTTGTTATTATTTACAACACATATAGGAATCTCAAATGTTCCAGCATGCGGATACCTTACCAAAGCAACTTCTGTACCGGTCGGTAATGAAGGACAATATACTTCATTGTCTTTCAGAGATGGTACTGGAAGTAATACTTTTGTTGACTGTTTGGGAAACGCCATTGTATCCAAACATTTTGCAGATGAATCGCATTCTTCTGCAAAATCTTTAAGCATCTTAGATCTTATAGCATCATTGTTATAAGATTTAATTTCCTCAAACATATCTAATTTCTGCTGATAAGTAAGATTTAACTGTTTCTTAATCAGCGAAGGATTCTGTTTGCTAAGCATCTGAGCAGCAACGCTTTTTGAATAATGATCCCAGTCATCTTCATCTTTTAAGATGTTTATTACAGAAAGCTGTTTCTTTCCATTTTCATCTGTATACCATCTTTGACCATTTGCTTTAATGACTGCTCCAAATGGATTTTCAGGATCATCTTTTAATGATTTAAATACTTTCTCCTTTGGAGTGCCAACAGGCTTATTACTATTATAGACAACATCATAACCTTCAGGAACATTTCCATAAAAGGCCATACCTTTCATATAATGTTTTCCATCAACAGCAACACGAACTTGAGCATATTCACTTGTGCCGAGACTTATGTCTTCAACACCTCTTCTAAGTTCAATGGTTCCGTCTTTCTCTTTTCCTCCTTCTTCAGCATAACGAATGTAAACTCGTTTACTATCTATGGATTTAGGATATTCGGGTTTTACCCAAGTAGCACCACCATCAGGAGAGTATTCAACAAAAGATTCTATATCACCTCTGTTTTGGTTTAACTCTTTACGAGTTGTTCCAGGAGGTGCAAGAACTTTTACTTTTGTATATTGCTGTTTGTTATTTGCCTGCTGAATATCAAGAGTCTCAACAACATAACCTTGCTCTTTAAGAGAATTTAAGGCGGTTTTGAGAGTCTCTTTAGAAACTCCCATTCCGCCTATCTCTGTTTCAACGCCACTTCCTACGTCTATGTATTTTACTTCTTTTAATCTTTTCTTTAATTCTTCAGCAGTGTTATTAATTCTTTCTGCTCTTTTCCCTTCAGTTCTTTCGAGCCAACCTCTAACTGTTGATTCGTTGACCCCCATTATTTCACCAATCTTTGTAGGGCCATAGCCTTTATCTTTAAGTCTATTTGCTCTTGCTATATTAGCTGCTTGTTCATTTGCGGTAGCTTCAGATCTTTTCTGTCTAAGAACTGTTGTCGAAATTCCCATAATGTCTGCAATTTCCTTATCAGTTCTTTTCTTGCCATCCGCATTAAGTGAATCTTTTAAAGCCCTGTATTCAGCAAGGAATCTATAATTTTCTTTAGTTCCTTTTGCTCCCTTACCAGAGCCGTATTCATATCGACCACTATGTGGAACCATTCCTGCATGAGGAGTTCCATAATGTTTTAATTCTCCACTCATTTCATTCTCCCTCTAAGATTCTTGTTAATCTTTTGTTTCTGGAAACTATAAGATCCATGTAATGAGAAATAAGATCGATTCCAGGATTGTCGATCAAAATATCATTATTCTGATAAATCCTTAATTCCATTTCTATATCTCCAGGTTTAAAATTTAGGAGTCTTCCGTATTCCAAACAAAAAAGGCTAGCATATAAACAAAGCTGCTCCATATGAGCAGGTGTCTTACCAGTCTTTAAATCATGAATACGCAGAAATCCTTTTTTCTCATTAAACAAAATTGCATCTGCAGTCCCATAACAATATTGGGAGTAATATAGAACGACTTCGGGTTTCATCTTAAAACCTATTGCATCGTTCACATACATGTAAAATGTTTCTTTCTTTCTCTCTACCCTTATTCTGTTCTCAATAAGGCTTGCTGCTACTGCATGTAGTTTTGTTCCTTCTTCTGCAGCTTTAGTGTTGTTAACCCATTCATCGAAATCTTCATCAGATTTTCGAATCCATGAGTTTTGAGAACAGGATAGAATTGCGTGAGTTCCCTCAACGCTTAAGTGCTTGTTCCATCGCATTTAAAACGTCCTCCTCATTCTCTGGATAGATAAAGGACGCAAAAGACATCGAATTCATTTTGTTAACATAATATTCTTGATTCGGCCGCTTACTAGCATTTTCAGATTTCTTTACTTCTAAAGCAGCCCAATTGTTTTTGTTTAAAACTATCAAATCAGGAATACCTTGTTTATAATTTGCATCTTCTTTCATAATCATGCTATCTGGAAATCGCTTTTTAATTTTCGCAATCAGTTTAGACTGATAATCTTTTTCAAGCATAAAGACCTCCAAAAATAAAAAAGAAGAGAGTTTCTACTCCTCTCTCCTATAAAAGACGATGTTTTTTGCGCGAGACCAAAAAATTACAATTCAACAAATTTCCTCTCATTGAACTTCTTCTTCTTACTCAGAGCAGCTCTAATTGCTAGGTCGATGTTGCTCTTTGACAGTAGCATGTAGAAATATAAATCAACAAACGGAGTGTTCAATCTGTCGATTCTTCCCATTGCTTGAGTCAATACTTTGTAAGAATAATTTTGACTGAAGAATATAATAGTATCTGTCTTTAAACAATTCCATCCTTCAGCTCCAGCTGTATATTGAACTAAATAAACCCATTTATGAGTTTCTGGAATTTCTTGATGCTTATGACCATTCCATTCTGCAACTTCAAAATCAGTTTCACTAAAAAGTTCTTTTAACAACTCTAACTCATAATCAAAATTATAAAAGATTATTACCCTCCTATGTTTCTCTGAAATATCCATAACCGTATTCAAGCGATCTTCCGATGAGTTTGAAATCTTTCTTAACGCATAACATAACTCAGAAGCATTCTCTATAGGTTTGTTTTTGTCTGCATCCCACCTATTAACCATCAAGTCTTTATATGCATCCTTGTCATACTCAACATACACATATTCTCTATGAGTTATTGTATGTTTCTCATAATTCATATCAACAAGTATCGAGTCTCTCAATCTAGTTAATCTTTTTAAACCAACATACTTGTCTATTTTAGGAAATGTTGTAAATCTCGAATAGACTATATGCTGATCATTAAAATCAGTTCGGTTTCGATAGAATCCATGGGCTAAGAATACTGGAATATAATCACTCCATGTATCTCCAGGCGTTGCCGACAATAGAATCCAGTTATTATGTTTAGCAATTCTTAAGAATGCTTTAACCCATGTTCCATTACCAACAACTCGTTGTTCATCAAATATAAAGAAAGAATCTTTAACTTCTTTATACTTTGAAATGTTGTTCCATGAATCTACAACAACTTTATGATCATATACTGCTAAATCAGTTTCGGGAGTAATAAGAAAGGGAGCCATATCAAGCTCCCATTCCTTTTCATCCCTTTTTCTTGCTGTTGTAATCACATACAAGTCTTTAGGGTCTGGCATACGGTCTTCAAAATATAAATGACCACCCTGTTCCTTGTAGTAATACGCCAAAGCGGTACGAGACTTACCAGAGCCCATACCGCCACAAAGAATACAACCATTCTTCATTCTTGACACAGCATCAAGCTGGTAGTCTCGTAACCCGAAATTCATTTAATCACCTCAATCAAAAGGAAGCTCATCTTCCTCATCATAATCAGCATATTTAGAAAGAAGCCTAGACTCTCTGAACTTTACAACAAGGTTCTCTAAATATAAAGAATATCCCTGCTTACCATTGCTCTCCCACATCTTATTGCTTTTACTTGCTTCAAGGCTTGCAAACTCGATCTCCGTTCTATCAAGCTTTGCATAATGAGCCTTAGGCAGAAGTTTCTTCTTATCATCCTTCAAGAAGTAGATCTCCGGATCATACTGACCAAGGATAATCTTCACATACGGAACGCCTTCTGAACCATCCTTGGGTTTTGTTCTCTTAACATTAATCATTTTGTCGGCTAATTCAACCGCCTGATCTTCTGTGAGGATTATTGAGAAGTTCGCATCACCTTCTTTGTTAAACTTGTCTCCTCTTCCCTCAAAATTCCTAAATATTAACTGAACATTATCAAACTCATAAATTTCTCTTGGCATAACTTATTCTCCTTTCGTTACCTTAGCACCTTTGAATGGTGGAGCATCGTATGGCTCGTCAGAAACGAACCATTCGAAATCTCCATACTCATTAATTTTGTCTTTAGCTTCATTTACGAGATCATTAAAATATCCATAATCAATCTCATCTTCTTTGCCGAAAGCTTTTACATCTTCAGCTTCCAACCACCTGTATCCTTTAGAACCGCCTGCTGCCGCATATTTACTATCGCCAGCATCTCGCAACAATATTCCGCCTCCACATCCTTCTTTGATTGGACAGAATGAACCAACTTTTCCAACAAACACATATGAATGATTTTCCTCATTAAGATTTTCATTCATGTCCAAATATAAAGCTGTAGATACGGACTTTGTTGTACAAAGATCTGAGAATTCGAGATCTTCTTTTGAGAATAATACTTTAAACACATAAGGAATCTGGAACTGCGTGCCAGTCGCAGTCCATTCACCACTGTGCTTTGCATTGTCTCCTGGGATAAGACCCCACTGTTTCTCACATTTCTCAGCAGTAGCATACTTTGCTATATAAACAGCATCATTAACAAGACACATCCTGTCATAAATAGCTTCATAGTCGAAGTTGTATCCATACATCTGACCATACTTCTTTATGAACTCAATAATATCATTATCCACATTTGGAATCTTGATACTATCTGTCTTGATGTGTGCTACTGTATAGCCTCTGCGCTGAACCTCATGTTTGAGATTGATCATAAATAAAGCTCCACGCTTTGCTACTATATTATCTTTGTTTCTAACATCTCTAAATGGATTAGGGAATTGAGCTGATGTTAATCCATACACAGAATTGATTGCCGTCTTAAGAGCATTTGCAAGCTGCTTAGATGTGATTTCACCGCTTTTAACTTTCTCGACATATTTAACTAACTTTCCATCCAGAAGTTTAGCAACCAAATCCCAGTCTTCATGTTTTATTGCCAACCTTGCTCTTTTAAGTTCCTTAAACCTATTTGTGTATTCTTCACCAAACAGATCCTCGGCTTCTATACTTGAAGGATGCATACTTTCTACGTCATCCAAACCAACATCACCATACATGCCAGGTTCAGAATATACATATCCACCTTCTCCTACTTCTTCTCCACGATATATAGATTTGCCAGCTTCAAAATAATATCCAGGGAAGATTGGCCTGCCTTTCTTATCAAACTTTGTGAATTCTGGATCTACATCCAATCCGCTCTTGTTAATAATCTTTTCAGTCATCTTCTCATCAATATCATCGGTCTCACCCATGAAACGATAATTGAAGAATGTCTGAGGCTTCTTGTTCTTCCCAAATATAATTCTAGTGGTTAAACTGTTTGTTGTATCATTAACAGTCATACCAGCCACATCAGCAAGAATCTCTCTTGACAACCAATCTCCTGCAAGATAATGAAATGCTGCTTCAGTTGCTATTACATCATTGTCACAATATTCAGCAACCAATTCCCATTTATCTTTAGGAACAGGTTTATCCCATGGGAGCCCAAGTTCTTTATGATGTATTCCCATTTCGATCTCAAGTTTCTTAAGACTCTTCTTATTACCTGCAGAAGCAAAGTCATAAACATCTGTATAACTCAAATTATAAGCTTCTCCAAAGAAAGCATCTTTATCGCCACTTATAATTCTCTGGCTAAGATTATACAGCTGCTCATTATTATATCCCATCATCCTGGCATACATTATGTGATTGTCATATCGTCTGTTATTAAAACCGATCCACCTATAAGGAAGTAGATTCTCAATTTCTTCTGGTGATGGATTAATCATTCTTACTACAGCATGATCAGGTCCTGAAAACTTCCAATTGACTAAGAACAGATTCGGAAACACCTCTATGTCATAAAATATAATGGGCGAATCCCCATCTTTAATTGGATCAGAACAATCATCTGAATGAAAATGCATCTTATCGACTAAATCCATACAATAATCTGCATTATTCGTGGAGTTCATTGCAAATATCCATACATCTTGGAACAAGTTTGTAACATCGTAATGAATTCCGTCATTATATGCATCTTCCAAAATCTTATAGATAAAATCTATAGACGGCTTAGTCGCTGGATGTATCTCCTTCCTTAAGTTTTTCTCGATCAGCTTTCTTATCTGTCTTTCAGATCGTATTACATTATCGCTGACCACTTTCTTCTCCTTTCGTAAAGGCAGCCCACTGCTAATTGTTGCAATAGGGATATCATTACACAAACTCAACTTTCTGCGCAATGAGCTTTTACCTGTAAATACTTTTATCTCCACGTGCTCATCATAAACATAATCAAGTTTTGTTACATCCCCATCATAAATATAATGCATATGGAGACCATTACCGCTCTTCGATGTTTCAACATAAGTTTGTGGAAATCTTGTAGCATACTCCAAATTCTTATCGAGACTCTTTTCTCCTTTCTCGTCTCGAATATCCAAGTCAATTACTATGTGGTTTGTAGGAACGCGAACATAATGAAGTTTATGAGTGTCTATCTCTTTAAGCTTAGTTTTGACATTGTCCCACTTATTTGATGGAATCCCATCTGAATTTCCATATTGAGCTAGACAATCTGAACAAAACGAATCAAAAAATGAAGCCTGTTCACTAAGTTTGATCCAAGAGGCAAATTTCTTAATCTTTTTAGTAACAGCCTTCGCAATATCCCTATTCAATTTTTCTGGTCTAAAACCTAAATAATAATTTCTTTTAGATACCCCATTAACAAATGCTCTCTCCTTATACTCTCTAAAGTAATTCTTAAGTTCTTCTCTAAAGAGATGCATCATCATCTTCTTTTCATATCCGCCATTCTCACAGAACTCCTTGTACATAGCATAAGCTCTCTTTAAACTAACAGAGTCTTCTTCTTCAAAGACATCTCTATACTCTTCTATAAAGTTGAAGAAAATATCTGTCTTGTACATCATGTCTATTGGCCTATACTTGTTATAGTAATTCTTACCAAGTTCGTTATAGACTTCTAGACAGTGATAAGCGATCGCTCCAAGTTCATAGTTAATAAGTTCTCTTAATTCAAAATATCTATTATCTTCAATTTTATCTCCAGTTGGTCTTACATCTATAAGCCTTCTTATAATTCCTGCTTTGCCATCCGTAATCTTAACAGGCTTATTAGTACCCATAAATAGCATACTATTAATTCTCATAGAATAAACCGATTTAAACTTCTCATTCATTGCTATCTCTTCATGAGACACAATACTGTTCAATTTAGTATTATCTTCTATCTTGCTTAAATCGCCATCATCCTGTATTGCTACTAATGGATTTGATCTAAATGCCTCTGTGGCAAATTGATTACCATTGCTGGTTAAAGCTTTAGCTTCAAAGACTGTATAATATCCTTGAAATAACTGTTGAATAATTTGAAGAATTGTGGATTTACCAGTTCCTGGATCTCCATAAAATACTAAGAACTTTTGAATCTTTTTTGAATCGCCAGCTATAATAGAGCCTATAGCCCACTCAATCTTTTGACGTTCTTCTACATCGTACAAAGTCGAAATAAGTTCTTCATATGCAGGGCATTCACCTTTATTCATAGAATACGGTAAACGCATAGATACATAATCGCTTCGTTTTATAGGAGTATCTTGGAAAGTTACTTTTGTGTCTAATTGTGTATAGTTATTTCCAATAGACTTAACATATTGCTTATACTCTCTCCAAGTATTTGACGCGAATGAACTCATCCATCTAACTTTTATATGATCATCACAGTCTTCTTTAAGTTTGTCATAATATTTTTGAAGATCTTCATCAACTAATCTAGGAACGTCATATTCTTCTGTGGACCATAAACCTTTCGCTTCATCCCATACTGCATAGAATGATTGACCTCTAACCATAAGGTCTTTTGTCTTTGCGACATTGAAGTCTACATATATCTCAGTTACTCCTTTTTTGGGACATCGTTTCTTTATTGTATAAAAGTCCACATTTTTATCTCCTTTTCACTAAAAAATGCCATTTGTCAAAAATCCAAAAATTTTGGTATAAACTCTTTTTATAAAAATATATATTTTTTCCTACACTAATATATTAAAATTTTTGACAAATTGACAAATAATCCCCGCAAACCCGCATAAATACTGGGTTTCTGGACTTGTCAAAAATTTTTTCACTTGTCACTTTTTTGACAAATTTGTCACTTTTTTGCCATTTTTGTCGTCTCTACGACCCTAAAAATCACCTTCAAAAATCTCAAAATTTTCAAAAATCTCATTTTTTAACTTTTTGACAAGTAAAATGACAAGTAAAATGACAAGTGGAGACGACCTAAAAATGGCCATCCCCACCATTTTAACACCTAAAATTCACCAAAATCACTCAAAAATCTCGACCTGATCGTCATCTTTTTTATCGTTTTTACGTCCGATCAGGGCAACATCGCTGCTTAAAACATCCACACGATTCTCCAAAATCTCCATCTTTTCAGCATGTTTCTTGTATACTTTGTATCCCAAATAGGTCAATCCAGCAAGTGCTGTAATGCCAAAAGTTGTCCAAAATGTCAACCCGGCAACGTCCGTCTGAAGATCTCCGATCAGCTTTCTCTGTGTCTCATCAATGCTATAAAGAGCATCAAAATTCTCATTGCAGCCTGTCCAAGCCTTTCCACAATCTGCATAAAGCTGGTCAATCTCGATCGAATGATTGTGTACAACATCTCCTAATAACTCTACCTGTCTCTCAACTGTTAATCCGTCCATAATTCAAACTCCTTTCTAAATTTGATCAAACTCACCTGTACTATTTACGTAATACATAAACTGACTCCAAATCTCAATTTTAGTCAAATCGTTCTTACTGTTCCTGATATAAAATAGTCCTCCTTTCCCATCAGGGCGGAACTTCCGATCCAAGAAAATATCAACTTTACGTTCCAAATTCTTAAGATCGAAAGTCCCATTTCTGTAGTCTTTTAGTCCAAGATTCTTAATCATGAACCAGAACCAATCGACCGCATTACCTGCCACGGTCTCACATGAGAGACTCAAAGCTACCATCATTTCCAATACGCTGCAAGGACCATCATTCATATATCGTTTCATCAAATCACCGTAGTCATTGTCAAATATAAAACGATCTCTTAAGTCCAAACCATACGCAGCACGATTAGAATCGAATGAGATGGACCAAATGAATTCCTTCCTATATAAATATCCAAGTACTTCACTATAGTCTTCACTATCACCATCATCTATGAGATTGACGAGCCATAGAAAATATAACTCCTCAACTCTTTGTTCCATAATATATTATTCATCCTCCGGTCCCTGATCAGGACTGAAACCATCGTAATTCTCGTCCGCCATGATCACTTCATAATCAATGTCAAGATTTAAATTACGAATATAAACTGTGCCTTCTTCTGTTTCCTCAGCTTCCTTAATTACATCATTGCCGCCAAGAAGAGCATAACCATTGTCTATAATTTCATCGGGATCTTCCTCATTCACAACAACCCCATCTTTGTACAAGATAACGGTTTTCTGTTCTTTTTCGCTATGTGCAAAAGCTCCAGGACTAAGCAAGAATATTGTATTGGCTTTACCCTTATTCTTACGTTTCTCCTTTATAATATCTCCAGGATCTTCTTTAGAATAATTAGCCTTTACAATCTTTGAATATCCTTCCCTATCTTCAGGATCAATATCCGGGTTCTTTACCGGCTTGAACTCGTCATTTTCATCCCTAATCTCCTCTGCAGCCTCCTCAGATGCCTCTGTAACGCGTTTAGAGGCCTTTTTACGGCCTTTCTTGGGTTTTCTGGTATAATTCATCAGCTCGGCCACTTCATCCTCTAATTGGCGGTCATATGAGCCTTTAAGGACTATATACGTTCCTCCTACGCCCAAACCTAATCCAGCGAGGAAAAATAACGCTTCCTTCATAAATATCCACTCCTTTCTTTAATTATTTGTCACTGCGGTTATAGTATCTACAACCTGACGCATACTGTTGAACTCCTCATTCAACGCATCAAACAATGTCCAAGGATACTTCTTTGCAAGTGCCTTAGATATCACAATTGCGTCATTCTCGTTGTAGCCTTCCGCCTGCCTTCTCAACTCAGTCAAGTGCATCTGCTCCTCAGCTTCGGATCTGGTCAAACGAGGCGTCTCTGCCAAGATTTCCTGCATTCCCTGAGCAACTGCCTGAGTGTAATCAGGCTCATCGTACCAGTCGACATCAGTATTCTCAAACTCTTTAGCGCCGGTCTTTGGCGTGAATACCTGCTGATTGGCATCTGGTAATGTGTTTGGAATTCTACCAGTTACTCTATTTCTGTTTGGTGGGTAATAATTATCCATTCATGACACCTCCATTGAACTGGGCATTCACCATGTCAACCTGCTTCTTCATCTCCTGCTGCTCATGAGCAATAAGTGCCTGTATGTACCAAACAGCCTTCTCAAGATCCTGTATACCGTTTTTCTTCTTCCATCTACACAAATACTTAATCGCGTTACCTGTGTTAAATGCCTCGATACCATAGAGGTCGCACGTAGCAGCCTCTATAATATCAATAGTTTCCATTCCGTTTCCCAGCTGGTAATGTGCCGGGTGATTAATCATATTAGCCATAATAATCCTTTTCCCTTTCTCCCCATAATTCATATGGTTTCATGTCAAATAAATATCTACACCAATATTCTCCGTAACCTGGCTCTTCGTAGCCTGGAGTTATTCAAGCCGGTACGTTCGCTCTTTTTCCTATCAACCTATAGCAGTTGAAGTCCATAAGAACTACAGGCTCAAGACCGTTTAAGAATCTCCTATTCGGTCTTTTATGTTTCACGATTCCGAAACTTACCGGATAAAGAGAATCATGTCCAGGAGTCTTTGGATCATATTCCCAGCCATAAAGCTGCCCATTTACTGTACGTTCGAAGCCAAGTAAGTCATAAACCTCATTCAAATATAAACGTGCCGGCTTTTTACCTTTATATCTGCCCAAGAGAATGTTATTTACATTTCTCTCCATTTGATGCAAGAATGCCCAGTTGTACTCAGGATCCTCACGATACTTACCTTCGCAAGATTCGTCAAAGAACTTTGTGAATTCGCCAAATTCCTCCCCATCCAATACAAGTTCTTCAACTGTCCTAGTCTTCTTTTTACCTTTGGCATCTTCATACTCTTCTTCGACTTCGACTTTCTTACCGCCGAATCTGTAGTATGCATCCTTTTCCTTGCCTTCTTCCTCGACCACACGCTCACGATACTTCCTAAATACCGTATCTAATCCTACATAAGCAGCTGCCCATCCGCTTATATCATCTTTAAGCTCCGCATGAGACTTTCCTATTGCTGCCAATCCCAATCCAAGTGCTACTGCAGGTATCACATACCAACGTGCAGCCTTGAAATATGCTTTAAGAGTCATTTCGAACTCTTCTTTTCCTTCAATAAGATCGTCTTCATCAGCTTCTCCAGCCTCGATAGCAGTCTCAACTTCATCATTATGCTCTTCTATCTCGGCCTTAACTTCATCAGTCTCTCTGATGAATTTGGTTGTAGCTATACCAGTTAACACCACAGCACCAACCACAGCAGTTATACCAAACCCAAGCAAAATATCAGCTTCGTTGTCGACGCAAAAGTCTGCTAACTCTTCACATGCGTCTAAGTAATCATCGAAAAGTGTCAATGTGCTCTCCTTTCATGTCTTCTACTATTTTTAACCACTCAAATAAGTTCATTTGGTGGTATTCGTTCTCAACTGGTTCAAACTTTCCTCGTCCCTGCATACTATTCCATATCGCAAATAACTGACGAGGTTTCTTATTCGCAACAAAGCCGACACCATATATTGCTGCGATGTCAGCTCTTACCTGTTTTATACTTACTTTCCCCATAATTTATACCATTATAGCCGGCTTCGGGAAATATAAGTTGTATCCTTTCACCATTTCTCCGTCTATACGCTCCCTAGACATCGTATACTCTACGTCTTCCACAGACTCCCAGCCATACTTATTGGCTCTATCCTGCTTTGACCACTTGAGCTTTATTCCGGCCCTTTCGTATACGTCTGCAACAGATATCCAATCGTAATCTTCAATATCCTCATCCAGGACATCCAAGAAATACTTTACATCTGCAATTGTGCCAGGGATAAATATTGATACGCCGTCGATACGTTCGTCACGTTCGGAGATACGCATCTTACCGCCTTCTCCTTTTGAGATCTTGCTATATCCAAGCGGATCGTCGAACTTCCTCTTGCTGCTCTTACGCTTTCCGCCTTTGTGAAATATCATGTCGATCGCATTTGTGAGCGAGTCGCTTATCGCATCAAATACTGCTGGAATGAAGAACTCGTATGTGATGTACTCAGGTATGTTCGAAATATCTTCCGGGAAGTAATACTCCCTAATCTTTGATGCAAATGACTTCTTTGTAGCTTTAGCTTTTACTACAGCTTTCTTTTTCGCCATCTCATTCTCCTTTCAAAAATTTAAAGAAGCAAAGGCCTAGATTTCTCTAAGCCTTTTTACGCTTCTTATTGCAGATTATTCCTCTTCGGATTCTTCATCCTCTTCATCATCGTCGAGATCTTCCTGCTTTGACTTCTTGGTAGCCTTTCCTTTTACTACCGGCTTCTTCTTACCTTTCTTCTTACGACGCGGCTTTTCGTCCTCTTCCTCTTCGTCATCATCGCCACGGTTTCTTACCCAGTCTACAAGTTTCTTGATACCATATCCGATCCCAAACAGACCGCCTGCGGCACCAACAATACTGAAACCGGCTATAACCTTAGCCAATCCTGACAGCTCATCGGTCGAGTCAGCAATATCAACCATTGCGTCATAAATCTCACCATTTGTAGGTTCAGCCGGCAGCAAATCTGCCACCGTTGTTTCTCCGTCAATCATTGCAGTTGTTACTAATTCTTCTCCCATGATCATTTTCTCCTTTCTTGGGAATATATTGTTTTTCTGCTATAAGAGGCATGGATAATTTCGCGAGAAACAAATCATCCATTGGTCCTCTTCATATATTGTCCATTCCTATCATCCGGCTACGAATATCATCACAGTCTTCAAAGAATTGAACGCCCGTTATTGTTGTTACGCCGTCCTCAAGTAATACTGGACGGAAAGTTGCCTCAATAAATGCTCCACAAGACCATCCCATTACATCCCAACACATCGGACGATTCTTAGGAACACAATCAGCTTCATACATAAGGTCGTATAATGATGCTGACGATTCATACATCAACCGGTTCATTATTACCTTTTCAGCATGACGAATATCTTCAGGACTACTTCTTATGAAGGTTCCTGTGTCTATTACATACATGTTCATCTTACCATCTCCAGATGTTTCTATCAAATCTCTGGGTGGTTGAGTTTCTTTTATCTCTTTCTTTAGAGTTTCTGTCCGAATTTTGTCCTCTTTGGACTTACCCACAATCTCTTTCGCCGTTTCTCGGTACAAATCATACTCATGATTCTTACGTTCAGCCAAGGTTAATGCTGTTCCTAATGTACCAATTGTGGCTATGTTTATGTCATAAGACCTCCACAAACAATATCCAGCTGCTATTGCTAATGCGGCTGTTCCTACATAACATGGAGCTGCCGTAGCCACATCTGTAACAACCTGCATGGGTTTGGACAGTTCTTCTTCCTCTTCAGCCTCTTCTTCATGCTTTTCTGCGAGCTTCTTATCCGCGATCTTACTGTCATGTACTGCCATAACTATTGCTCCAGCTCCTAATATCAATCCGGAAACTAAAAAGACTAAGGACTGGTTATCGTCCATATAGTCTGCAACTTCCTGGCATGCATCTAAGTAGTCATCCCACATCGTTTCCTCCTTTCAAAAATATAAAGAGCCAGTGAATCACCAGCTCTTTTTTATTTAGCCTCTTCTGGAAGCTCTCTTTTGTTTTTTTGCCAGCTTTCTCTGGGCTTGAATATTTTTACGAGCCTCATGTGTCCGTTTCAGCATCGGCAATTTACCGATTGCTGTACAGATACCTCCGAGTATCATAAATGCAAGTCCCAATTCCATCATCACAACAAAAAACATAATAAAGATCCTCCTTTCATCTTTTCTACTAAGAGGCAGGATTTTTTCGCGACGATTCTGGGAAGTAGTGTCTTACGAAATCTTCAAGCTGGATTGAGTTAGGCCTGTCACCCTCGTGGTAAAATATAAACCGGTTCGTATCTACGACCACCTCAATTCCTTTTTTAGTCACGCACATGTTCCCATCTGGAGCATATTTCTTGGAAAACTGCTTAGAAATAGACGCACTGCGTACAAAATCAGGGCATTTTATGTTGTAAATCACGTTTTCACCTCCTCAAAATTGATAGGTTTGTGCGAATCCCAGTTTCCAGACTGGTTCAGACAGTCATGACATTTAGCTGCCTTATCCGGATCATGAAAGAACTTTGGATTCTCTTTCCAGTTATCATCCCTGACAATCTCAGGATCTCCAGAAATATCCAAGTTCTTGTTTTTGCATTTTGGGCAGTATTCTGCAAAATTAACTTCTTTGAGTCTCGGTTCTTCCAATCTTATCACCTCCTTAAAAATATAAAGGGGCCAGTAAATTACCAGTCCCTTATACGTCCGTGTTTAATTAATATGTTTACAACTTCGCTTTCTGTCAGCCTAAGTTTCTCTGCTATCTTGTATGTGAAATATCCTTCATAATACATCTGCAGAATAATAGGCTCAAAATTAAATTTAGCCATAATGTCATACCTCCTAACAAAAGAGGTGTTCTATTCGCGAAGCATGTCTTATCTCTCCTTCAAGATATCCTTTATAGTCTCTAGCAGCTTTTGTCTTCTTTACTGAGAGATTGTTTCCCAGAATATCCAGACCAAGCCACTCTGCTGTCCTGTACTCGGCCTTAGCGCCCTTAGAATTTCTCCAACCATCAAGCTGGTAAATTGCATCGCATTTGCTTAATGCAGTCATATCTATGGCCATTATCGATGCAGTATCCCAAGTTTCGTCAAAGTCTAACCAAGCCGGATTGAATACGGAATATCCCGCATCCTTAAGCTTCTTTTCAGCCTCCATAAAAGCTTCTCTGTTGAAATTGTCATATCCTGACATAGGGCCGCTAATAAACACTTTCTTTTTCATTTAGTGTTACTCCTTTCTTCATATACCATACAATATCCAGGCTTGTAATCGTCTCTATATCTGCCGTCCTTAAATACTCTACTCTCTCCAGTAGTACTGCAATATCCACAAGCTACTGTAGCCGGCCATTTTTTTGTTATAAATGCCTCCAGCTGAGAAGTAGGTTTTGTATTTGCATGTAGAACAAAGTTCTGCAGAAATTTTATGCTGTTTACTCATTTGTATCTCCCTTCGTCTCTACGACATCCTTAGCCTGAAACCAGGCCTCATCCCAGCCATCCATAACCGGCATTTTTACTCTGTAATTGATCTGGTTATCGCAATCTGTCTCGATTTTCACTATTTTACCTTTAATAAGAACATTATCTCCTACGTTTAGCATACCAATCCTCCTAAATCAAAGGTCTTATCCAGAATTTCTTATTTGTTTTAAAACCTTCAAGCTCTGCTATTGCTTTAAGTTCATCTCTGTATGTTTCGTTGTCAATGATTCCGGCATCATACAGATTTCTAAGCATCTGAATGTAATTAGCTCGTCTCTGCGATTGTCTTATGCACTCTAACTCTGATTTTTTTGGATCATTCATAAAATAATCCGTCCTCCTTTCTACTATTTTTCATAATAAGCTTCCTGCATTCTCGTTTGGAAGTAATAGGTTTCAAACTCCCTATTTACTTTACGCATATGCTTTTTGTATTCATCCTCATTCTTTTTTATTTCTTTGTACTCAGCCAATTCTTTTTTCTTCTCTTCTTTTATCTTTTTCTTCTCAGCAATAGCATTTTTGACAATCTCTTCGTGTCGTCTATTCGCAGCCTCAATTTCCGGACGAATCTCTTCCATATACTTTGCAACGATGTCAGGGTTCTCTTCATTCCATTTCTTTATTGCCTCTATGATTTTAGTACGTCCTTCATAATTAAAGCATTTATTCTCAGAATCCCAACCACCTTTCAAAACCTCCGGATCATCCAGAATGTCATATCCGTTATGTTCGAAATATGGATATAAATCGCTCAATCTCAAATTAATTCTTACGATTTTATTTATATGGTCGATTCTTTTTCTCAGAGCTTTTATGTTATTCCTGAACATTTTCTCAAATCGTTTCTGAGCCTGGAAGTTTTTAAGGTTCACACATACCAGATCAACATAGTTTTTTGTCTTTACTGAGGATTTGAACAAGCACTGAAACTCGCTCTGTTTAAGGTCAACAAGTAAAACATATAACAAAACGTTCAGCTTACCGAATTCGTACAAAATATCTTTATACTCTCGCAATAAATCAACATTAAGTGATAAGCATCCTTTTGGCTTGTTGACAGCTATCCACTGATTAACAGTCTTTACGTCTTCAATCTTCATAAAATAATCCGTCCTCCTTTCCATACAATGAATGCTACAATTAAAATAGGACCGTAGAAACATAAGTTTCCACAGACCCATAATAAAAATGCGTTCCAAGCCGATTCATTATGACTCCACTTCCACAGCAGAACCATCAGAATCATTATCGCCTGAATTATCAGATGCTCCTGTATCGATGTCATTGTTTTCCTCCGTTGTATGTACTTTTCTGAGAGCTTCGTTAAGATTTTTAAGCCCATTATATATAGCCGCTAAATCAAGCCCAAAACTTTTTTCCTCCTGCTTAGAGTTCTTAAATTTAGAAACGGAAATAAGACTCTTAAGGATCCTATGGAAGCGCTCCGAATCGTTATCTGTAATGAATTTCTTCATATAACATAACGCTATACCGGCCTCCGGGCTAAACACATCGTCATCCGAGCACTTGACAATTGTCTTCGTACGATCGTTCCAGTTAATGATTGTAGTCTTCTCATCCTGGAATACTATTTCCTTTGGAGCGATGGAATATTTATTGATGGCTATCGGTCTTATATCTAGGAAATTATTATACCGACCAACAACTCTTTTAAGTTCTTCTTCTCTCATCTCATTAATCGCCCTTTCAATTTCATGCATTATAAGCGAATTATCGTTATACTTTATTATTGATTTTTTAACCGCGTATCCTGAGGATCTGTTTTTAATCAATACTATTATCCTTGATAGGTATTCTTCCACATCAATTAAATATCCGGGATACTTATTAGATAATATTTCTAACAATGTTTCTTCGTATTTATTCATTCATTAACCTCACTTTCTTTTCCACCAGATGATTGAATGCAGTTCTCTCTACAATCTTTATGCTCTGTATATTCTCCAAAAAGTATTTTCATACATCTATCAGTGCCCTTATTCATTTGTTCTTTTATTTCATCGTCATTCATTGTTTTAGGCTGATATCCGCCAAATGGTATTGGAGGATTTGTAAGATATTTTTGAAACCTTTTAATAGCCTCATCTAATGTCATCCATCATCCTCACTTTCTCTCCACACTTCCCTTAATGAAGCGCCGCAATAACAAGGCCTGCGGTCTTTGATATCGACCGTTAGCCTACATTTTACATCACTAATAATATCCTTTTCAAATGTTGTATCAGAATTCAGTTTTCCTCTTATCCTTTCTTCCATTAACGCATCTGCTAATACGTTTGGTGTAAGAGGAGTGCCGTTTCCAATGGCTTTGATAAGTATATTCTTTTCCTCTTCTGTAAATGGTCTTTCAAAACCCTCACGTGTTAATT